TTTTCTATTTTTACAGTTATACCATCTTGTTCTATTGTTCCTTCCTGTAAGATTGCCAAGTTGCTTGTCCCTTCTTGCTGTTCTTGATAGTGATTTCCTCTTATATTCAATTTAGCAAGCAAGTCAGATGCATCTTTTACATGCAAGTTTGTTTCTTCTTCTGTGCTTTCTTGTATCGTATTGTTCTGTAGCTTTTGTATTAGTTCGTCTTGCTGTGTATTTTTTGTTTGTATGTTTTCTATATCGTCTTGTATATCTATAACTGCATTATTTGCTTGTCCTGCAAAGTTGTCTATTTTATCCCAGTTATCATTCATAGAAGTATCTATATCAAATTCTGACTTTAAATCTGTTTCGTTTGTTGTATCCCATTTAAATAACTTTAGTAAAGGTGTTAATAATGACATCTTATTTCTCCTTTTCAATTAATTTTTCTAATTCATTTACTTTATTTTGTAGTTGTTCTACTTTTTCATTTAGTTCCTGTATTGCTTTTGTAGCCGTAGCAAGAAGAGGCAGTTCATTTATGTAGTATTGTTGTTCTGTTTTATTTGTCTTTTCCTTTATTAGCACAAAATTTTTATCTATTTCTTCTAACTCTTGTGCAATGTATCCTATGTTATAATGCTTTCCATCTTTTTTCATTTCAAATTGTCTATGTTCAATTTTGTTAATCAAATCTAATGCACTTACATTGCTATCTTCTATATTTTTCTTTATCCTTCTATCTGATGATATATTATCTGCATAAATATTTCCGTCTATAGATACATTTCCCCAGATATTTGCTAATCTTTTTAAGTAAAGAGAAAAACCGACTGGAGAATTAGTTGTACCTAATAGTAAATCTCCATTCATCACATGAAAATCTCCATTGTCTGTAATAAGTACATACTTATCATTTGTTCCTATTTTAAATGCATTGTTGTTAGCCTCATTTCTGTAAAAACTAATTGAATCTAAAATATCTATCCTAGCAAACCCAATATTACTATCTGGATATACTCTCATCAAAATAGTTCCGCTTTCCGTATCTTCAAAGTATATTCCTCTTGCTGTATCGTCTACACCTATTCTAACATTTGCTGCTTTAATTGCTCCTGTTCCTAAGACTAAGTCACAAAAATTTAATACTAATTGTCCACTAAAATTGCCAGCATTTTTATTGGCCATAAAAAAGTCACGTATAAATAGTATCGGCCAGAATTTGTTATCCGATGTAGTTTGTATTCCCCAAGCCATTCCATCACTTATACTTTGTCCATAATCTAATAAAGTTGCAAATGATATGTACCTATTATTATCTACAGTATTGGCTCCGATTTCTCCAAATTTCTTATCGCCGTCATAAAAAGCTATAGTGGCATCTTCATTATCTCCTTCAAATTTTATTGATTGAGATAATTGGTTCCATGCCACTTGTACAGATTTAGCATTTTGTTCTATTTTTGTTCCAATTTCTGAATCTTTTACATCGTCTGAAGGCGCTGGACTCCACGCAGTTATTTTATTTCCTTCTTCAAGTTTAATACTATGAATGTATACTGAACGTCCTGCTGTGGTTCCTGTTGGAACATTTATAGCAAAACCGTGTGATGCACCTGTTGGAGCTAATGCTGTAAATTTATGTGTGAATTTCTTCCATTCTGTAGTTACATTAAATGTTGTTTGTCCACCTCTTGCGTAACCTACTGTTACATTTGTTGCTGCAGTTGCTTTTAACCAAATACTAAAGCAATACTCTTTGCCTTGCTCTAAAACTTTTGAGGTTGGAATTATATAAATACCACAAGCAGACGTTGGTTGTGCCAATGTTCTTATTCTTAGGCATTTAGAATAAGGTGCTGTACTTTCGTCTGTTAATGTTAATTCAATATTTGTTTTATTAGAAATATTCCAATTCTCCAAATTATATGGAGCTGAGTTAGGTATTAGATTTGTTCCGCCTACTTGTATATTTTCTATAGTTTTTGTTACAGAACTTGTTATACTTCCTGCTTTTTGTTCTATAACACTATTCATTTGCTCTGTTGTGCTATAGTCTTCATCTAAACTCGTTTTAACATTCTTCACTGTTTGGTTTATTTCATCAACAGTCTGTTCTACTTGTGTTACTTTCTCAGTAGTTGTGGTAGCCATATCTTTGGCTTCATTGGCTGTTGTTTCTATACTTGATACGGTTTGTTTTATGCCATCTACATCTTGTTCTACTTGTGTTATTTTTTCTGTATTTTCGTCTGTCTCTCGAACTATTTGAGTAATCTTTCCATTTATTTCGTCAATATTACTTTGTACTCTTCTGTTTAGTACTTTCTGACTTGTTGTTTTTACTGTTGTCTCTTGCTTTTGTTTGATTGATATTTTACTGCTTATTTCAGCAATAAATCTTGTTTGAAAATCTGCTTCGCCTTGATATATTACAGGTTTTCCATTTATTATTAACTTATCTCCTACATCAAGTGTTGGATCTATTATTACTTTTCCTTCAAAGCTATATGCTTCTAGACCTTTTAATTGATTATATATTTTTTCAACTTCATCTTCTTTTACAATATACATATTGTCTTGATTAATCCATAAGTTGTTTCCTGTATCATCTCCAAATTTAAAGCTTTCAACACCATTTTCATAACTTACTTTAGAGATTTTATATTTATCTCCCCATTTATACTCTCCAAATAACTCTAAAGATATTTCTTGTTCATCATGATAAATATTTCTTATATATAGTTTTCCGTCTCTACCTATACAAGCAAATCCTCCCGCACATTCTGAAATATAACTTAAGTATTCTCTTGCTGTTATTGTATTATCATATGTAGAAACTTGTACATTTGAGTTTAAAAAAGAAGTAGAACCGCAATTCTACTCCTGCCTTTGAACATATATCTCGTAAGACTGTTAATAACGTTACTGGATATTTTAATTTACTACCATCATAATTAAATTCAAATTTTGACATATTATCTATACATTTTATAGTTAATGTATTATCATCATTATCTGTCCAATCATCTATATTGAAAACTCCGAATTGGTATTATTTCAAAGCTACTATCATTTTTAGATAAACTTTTTACCTTTATTCCACTTAGTGTACCTACGAGCATCTTATTCACTTCCGCTACTGTTAAGGCATTATTAATTAATATTCCATATTCTACTTTAACAGTTTTCATATTTTCAGGCATTTTGTTTTTATATATTTTAAATTCTATATACTTACTACTTATACTACCAAGTGTTAATTCTTCATCCTCAAATAACGTTTGTCCAACTTTAAAATCTAAAATATAATCAGGATTTATTAATTCATTGTTTATATAGATGTTTAAAGCACTTTGTACATTTTTGTATATTGTATCTTTCCATTTTTGACTTGTACTATACATATTAACCTCCTGCATTTATTACAGTTTGTTTTTGTTGTTCAGTCAGTTCTTTTTGCATTAAATTAAAAGACACCTTCCATAAACTTTTAGAAGGGTCTTCATCATTTCCTGTTTGTATCATTTCAGATGTTCTTTTACTTACTCTAAATTTAGCATTTTCTAGTATTCCGCCTTGTACAGAAGGACATTTAAAAGTAGCTACAAGTGGATTTCTATAAGTTAGTTGTAATAAATGGCGCGCTTCTTTCTCTGTTAATAAATCCCATGTCATGTCTATCTTAAGCATTCCTACTGCAATTGGATTGTCTATTAACGCTCCTGTTATTTTAGATGTATAACTATCGTTGTCTGTATCTTCTATATTATCTTTATATGTACTTGGAGTTTTTTGTACTACTCCATCTACTTTCCATAACATCTTTTATCCTCCTACTAAAGCTTCAATTCCCTTTCCGCTTCTTCTTTTCATATTTCTTAAATCGTCTAATAGTATTTGTCCTAATTTTGCATTTCCTACATTTACAGTTAAGTAAATTGATTGACTATTATCATTATCTTGATATCTTGCTAGTACTCTATCAAATGTCTCTTCCATAATATTCTGTGGTGTTACAATTTCTGGGTTTGTACTTGCTCCTGGATATTCTGCCATCTCTGCTACTGTTGGTACTTTTAATACAGCACCTTTTGCTAAGCGAGGTAGTGATATTGTACTTAATTGCAAACTAATTGGATTTAAGCCTATTAGACTTCCTACTGCATTTGCAACTTTACTTATTCCACTTAATACCCAATTTATTCCTCTTATAACTCCATTTACAAATCCTTCTATACCACTTAATATATTGTTTACTACTGATTTTATTATATTCCATATACCATTCCATACACTTGTTACAACATTTTTAATGCCATTCCAAATATTTGACCATACTGTTTTTATGGTATTTAATACATTTGATATTGTATTTTTAATACCATTAATTACATTACTTATTGTAGTTGTAATAGCGTTCCATACTGTCATCGCTACATTTTTGATGCCATTCCAAATGTTACTGAAAAATGTTGAAATGCCTGTCCAGATATTTACAAAGAAATCTTTTATTCCGTTCCATACATTTGTCGCAATTTCACATATACTATTCCAAAGATTAGTAAAAAATTCTGCTATTGCGTTCCAAATTTCTATTGCTTTTTGTTTTATCCATTCCCATGTGTTTGCTATCGCTTGAGTAACAGTATCCCAATTCATTATTGCTACTACAATTATAGCTATAACTGCTATAATAGCAATTATAATACCAATCAACGGCATTAATGTTATATTAGTTGCTTGTAGTATCGGATTTAAAACAGCCATAACAGACGATACAATGCTTACCGCTGTGCTAACCACCCCTATTGCAACCGCAATAGCCAGTAATACTTCTGCTATTGCTGGATTTTCCGCTAACCACTTAAATATGTCTACTAACCCACTAAGTATATCTAATGCCAGTGTTCCTATTGTACTTCCTATTTCAAACAATGCATTTACTAATGGTTGCCAATCTATGCTTGCAATTTTTTCTGATATTTCTCTAAACTTATCTGAACAGTTATTAAGCCATTCCTGAAATTCTGGACTACTTACAACATTATTTATTGCTACTAATAAATTATTAAAAGCATTTGCTAAATTTTGAAATATCACATCTCCATTATTATTATAGTTCCATGCATTTGCCCATGCTTGCGCTATATTACCTATTATCGCTAATATATTCTCTAATATTGAATACGCTGTTCCGTTAGTTATTATTTCCTCAAAACATCCCCATACAGAGCTTAATAATTCCCCTATTTGACTTGCTGTTGTCTTTACTTGTTCTACTAAACCTGCACCATATGTATTCCAACTATCTACAAGTGGTTTAAAGAAATCATATAACTTTTGAGCTAATGGACTCATTTGGCTATCTATTTGTGATAAGTCAAAACTTGGTTTTACACTACCTCCACCACTTCCGCTAGAACTATTATCATTACTTTGTATATTATTTATCTCACTATGTACTCCTGCTAATTGTTTAGTTTCTTTATTAGCTTCTTTTGCACTACTTGCCATACTTGAATAAGCTTTAGCACTTGCATTAGCAAATATATTAATTCCTGAAAAAGCATATACTAAACTTTGAATAGCTTTCATTAACTGAAATACAAGATTAGTTATAAATTCTATTACTGGTGCTAATGCAGACCCCATTGAATACTTCATGTATTCAATATTGGCATTTAATTGCTGTGCTGCTGAATTTTGACTAGATAACCAAGAATTTGCTGCTCCACTTAATGTTGAATAAATACTTTGCAAAGAAAAAAGAGCTCCTGCATATTTTAAAATATGCCCTAACCCTTGTTTAAATCCTGTACCCATTTGTTTTATTTTTGTTACAATTCTGCCTGTTATTTTAAATATTTGGCTGCAACCATTTCTTACTTTCTCGGATATAGTTGCAACAGATTGAAAAGCACTTCCAGTACTATTTGTATTTTTCTTTATTCCTGCTATTGCCGTTTTTACTTTATTAACAATATTATTCCAAGTACTTTGCTTTGTTGTTGTTTGTTGAATTTGTCCTTCAATTTGTGTATATTCTTGTTTAGTAGTATTTAGTTTACTATTCAAGCTTGCTATTTGTCCTTCTAGCTTAGCAGCTTCTTTCGACAAATTTTGATATTGCTTATTACCTGCTAAATCATTGTTTACAGCAGGCTCAATAGCTTTATTTCCTATTTCTACACCTTCTGGAGTATATGCTTTCCATGTATTAGCCTGTATATTGTCCATCTCTGCATATACTTGTCTTAGTTTTTCTTTTGCTTGGTCTAATTGTCCTTGATATTTCTGAACACTCGCTCCTGCTCTATTAAATTGTGTTTGTAATTGTTTATCTACACCTGTATTTTTTACTTCATTTATTTTTTGTTTTACTTGTTGTACTGCTTGTTGAACTTTATTAGTCATTCCTTTAGTATCTATATCATTTAAATTATCTTCTACTTGCTTAATAGTCCTTTTTAATTGAGGTACTATTTTTTTAAATTCTGTTAGTGCTTGTTCTATACTTGCTTGTACAACTATGTCAAGCTCTTCCACCGTCATTTTTTTCTCACCTCTTTTCGAGCATAATAAAAGCACCAGAAATTAATCTGATGCCTTATCTTAATTAAATAAACTTTCTCCTGAACAATTAGAAGAAGTTAAAAAATTTATAATATTTATAAATTATAATCCTCCAAAATAAAAAACACCTACATTTCTGTAAGTGCTATTATTTACTACTATTCCATACTTTTGCAAGCTTATCTCTCTCATCTTCTAGATTTTTTATATTCATCAAAGTTATTGGTTTAGCCTGTACTACTAATGTTAATAAGCCTAATTTTGTATTAATCTCTTCTATTTTTTTAATAGATATATTTTTTCTTGTTTTAAATATAATTCCTTTTCTAATAATAAATTCATCTTTGTTATATTTATATACAGTATTTTTTAATTGAAAAAATATTATTAAAGGAATTAACAATAGTATAAATAATGCTCCCATGCTTATTACTGTGAATAATACTGTAATTATTAACCAAAACCAAAACCACCACATACTTATTGGTATTTTATAATAAGTGTTATCTTCCATTTTAATCTCCTATAAAACAATATATTCTTTTACAAATAATTTAAATAATTATCTAAATATACTTGGAGGTGCACTACCAAATTTTCCTTTATTGATTAACCAAGTATTTCCACAATTCTGACAAATTCCCATTGTATTATTAATAGTTTTTGTTTTATTTGTTCCTTTAGATTTTTTCCAAAATAAATTTGACATTCCTAATGTGCAAAGAGCTGTAAAACCTCTTGCAGTATTATTCATTCTTCCTCCAAAACCAATACCTTTTTTATTAGTTTGCTGTCCTGCTTCAACAAGTTGAACTTGAACATTTTCACTTCCACAATTTGGACATCTCATAATCAATTTCCTCCACAAATTATTCAAGATTACTACTTTTTAATAAGTTGATGCTTCTACAATTTTAAATGTTGCTTTTTTCATTTTTTCTAAGTTCTCACTTGGTACATATTCAAAACATTTAAAACTCTGGCTTTGACCTGCATTTAAATTGTTTATATATACATAATCATTTGCTATTCTTGAGCCATTGCTGTCTACCGCTTCTATTTGAATACTTCCTGATTTCATTTCATTTAATTTGTTTTTTACATTAACTGTTAAGCTAGTATTTGTTAAACCATATTCATCTTCTTCTACTTCAAATTTTCCAACATTAACTTCTAATTCGTTTTGTAATACTTGTTCTGTATTTCCACCTGTTGCTTGGTCTATGCTATTACTAACTGTGTCTAATGTATCTGATATAGCCTTTTGTGAACTAAGAGTTATAGCTATTGCTAATACTCCTAATATAAGTCCAGCAATTGCTTTTCCTTTTCCAGCTTTTTTTACTAATGAAATAATAGCAAATATAAATGCTAATATTCCCATAATAAAAGATAAATTGTTTATAATAGGAATAAATGATGTACAAATTCCTATTATTCCTAATACTAAACTAGCTATTCCAAAACCGCTTCTTGTTTCTTGCATTCCATGACTTCCCATAAATATTTAATCCCCCTTTTATTTTTATTTATAGGAGAATTATATTACAATATTCGACAGAAATCAAGAAGTTAACTTAGATTTATTTGTTTCATTTTCGACAATATTCGACTTTATTTTAGTTTTCTTAATCTTGCAATTTGTTCTTGTGGGGATTGATATTTTATTTTAGACTCTTTCTCAAATAATTTTGCAAACATTTTCTTTAATGGAATTACTTTAGGTCTTTTACTCATACTATCTGCTTTTATTAACTTATCTGTTACCGCTTCTTGTAGTATTATTTCCATTTTAAAATCATCTAATATTCTAATCATATTGATTTGTAAAAAAGTATTTATATATCTATATTCACAATTCCAAAATTCTTCTGGTTTCATACTAAAATAGTATGCTAGTGGTTCTATGGCAAATACTAATTCTTTTAAAGTATTGGCTAACTTAATATTTGTTACTAAGTCGTCTATGCCCTGTATCCTTGAAATTCTTGCTCTGCTACTTTTGCTATTGCCTTTTCTGCTGAGTTCTTTATAACTTCGTTCATATTCATTGATGATAAAGGACTTGACATCTTGTCTTTCAACTGTTCCTTTGTCATCTTGCTGTTGAAAAAACCTTCTTTATTAATTTCCTCTGCTATTTCTGTAAATATATCTTTATATGTTTTTTTGTTTTCTTCCATATAATCATCCAAAAAGTCATACACGTCTGTACTATTCTTAAATGAACTTGTTTTATCTTCGTTTTCTGCCAAAATATATATTATTTTACTTAAAGCTTCTAAATCAAATTCATTCATTGCTTTAAAATATACATCTTCAAAGTTCTTTCCTTCTAATTTTTTAGCTATATCTGCTATTTTCCTTGTTCTTAGTACTAAATTTATTTTTTTATTTTTTGTTTCTAATATCATTTTCTATCTTCCTTTCTCTTTTCTCCTCTTTGCAAAAAGGAGAATGCTAATTAAAGCATTCTCAAAATTTTAGCCACCAGTAGGTAAACCTTTGCTTTCTTCAACTGCTGTTGATTTATATAATGTTAATGTTTCTTGTAGCATTTCATCTACAGCTAATGCATTCATTCCAAGTCTTACTTTTGCTTGAAAATAGAAACATACTGGTTTTCCTGTTTGAGTTGCTGTCTCTTCTGGTAGTAAAATAAACCAGTAATAATCTTTTGTTTTGTCTAATGCTTTCAATTCGTCATGTTGTTCTTCAGTAAACAAAACTGGTATTGCTATAGCATCTGCACTTCTTCTTCCAGGTACTTGTCCAGTATAATCTGTATCTAACGCACTCCACTCAATGCCTTCTGGTGCTGGATCAAAATCTGGTATTTCTTGTACATATGCTACTTGTGTTTTTTCTCCTTCCTTAGTTTCAGAGTAATATAATTTACTCAACATTGTTGAATATGGTGTTCCATTTTCCATATTTCATTCCTCCTTTATAAAAATTTTATCTTATATAACTAAAAGAGTTCGTTAGAGCATTGTAACGAACTTCATATGTAGTTATAAATTTATATTTCTTTGTTATTTGATCAAAAATAATAGGACTAGAATTAGTCCTTGTAAAATTTCTTTTTTGTAGTTTCTTGTCTGTATTTTGTGCCATTTCCATGCAAATTCTTTGCTCGTTATCCCAGTGCTCAATACTAACTTGAAATGTTTTCCTTATAGGTATACCATCGTTAGAATTATTTGTACTTTCTAACGGTGTTTCTATTACTCTACAAGGAAAAATACTTTCTGTTGTTGGAGTCGTTAATACCACTTCTGTATTTACTTTCTCATTGTCTTGAATTGTAGATAAGTCATCATATAGTAAATCTGACATATCTTTTGTAGTAAATTCATAAATCATTTGCATACCTCCTGCAGCATTTCGTATATTTGTTTTTCTACTGCTTCAATATTAGTATCTCTAGTTTTAAATTCTGCTTTTTCTAGAAATCGATTGGCTTTTGCTCCTATAGCAACATAGAACTGTTTTCCATTTATGGTTTTTATCGGGTAGTTTAATGTTCTATCTACTTTATCTACAGGTATATACCATTCTGTATAACCACTTTCAATAAAGTGTTTAGTAGTTCCAACGTGTTCTTTTTCAGCATATTGTCCTGTTCCAAAATATTCAAACCATAAATAGCTTTGACCATTACTAATAAATTTTGTTGGGTCAACATATATCCTTCCTTTAATTTCTTTTGTGCTTAAATCTACTCTATCTATTATTATTCCTTCTTGATTATGTCCATTTTCTATTCTTATAGCTTCTGTTTGTAGATTATCTAACACTTCTTCTATTCCTTGTTGAATAGTTTGCGGAAGTTTCTTTTCTATTTGCTCAAACCTTTTTAAATTATGTTTGGCTTTTATCTTACATCTTAACTTAATTGCCATTGTTTTTCTCCAGTTTATATAAAGTTGTTTTTCCTATTTTAGGACAATCTGTTACTAAATAATCTGGTATGAAACTGTCAAGCTTTGATATATCTGTGAGTGATATTCCATTTCCTTTTTGAATATTGTAGTCCATATCAGTTCTTGCATTTTCTATACTATAATCTACTTCTCCCGCACTATTCCTATCTAGTTCGTTTAAGTCTTGTTGTAAATTAAGATATGCAATACCTTTATATTTCCAAACCTTTCTAGGTTCTCCGTGGTCATTTATCTTTTCATATTCAGATATCCAAACTTTTGTTAAGTCTTTAAGTAGCATTATTTTATCCTCCTTAATCCAGATTTAATAATGTTATTTCTTAATTTATCTATAATATCTTCAAATGAACTCGATACGCTTCCTTCATTTCTACTTGTTAATCCTTCTGCACCTCTTGCAAGGTACTCTGCTTTAACAGCTCTTTTTATGTATGGAAATAATTTTTCTTCCTTTTGTTTATTAGAAATATCAGAGGCAATAGAAGTGACTTGTTCTAATATATCCTCTACTACGTCTTTATCATTTTTAAAATTTGCTCCTAAATCTGTTATTATTTTATCTACTTTATTAACGTCTGCCATTTCTATTGCCTTCCTTTCTATTCAGCTTTTGAAGTTATAGTAGTTTCTCCTGCTTTTTTAGTTTTGTTTTCGCTATCTACTTCTACAACAACAATCTTCTGTCCTGTTGTTGCAGTTATTTCATCTGTACCATTCCAATTAGTATATCCACTTGAACATACTTGGTCATATGTTGGCATTGTTGGACTTGTAGCTACTTTATACTTATAACTATGTCCTTCTTCTATTGTTGGAGTAACAGTAATTTTTGTGTTTCCTGCTGTTTCTCCTTCAACAGAATTAATGGTTAACTCTCCTAAACTAGCTATCTTTTTTTTTACATAAAAAATAGTATCTTCCATTAAAGCTTTTGTTCCTTTATATAGGTAATCTTCTAAAGCAACTGCATCATCAAAAGGTACTTTTTCAGCTGAATATTCAGATACATAATAAGGTTGAGCAATCGCTCCATCCATCATTACAACTGCTTCAACATCTGTTGGTAATCTGTTTGACTCATAAACTCTGACTGAGTCATACATACCAATAGCTTGTTCTTTAGGGTCTGTACCATTTGGTAATTCATCTAATATTTTTTTCATAGCTTTTCTATATGTACTATTTATTACGATTACTAGTAAGTCTGACTCAATTCCATCAATAAAGTTATTTTTTAAAGTTCTAGCTCTTCCTAATAAATCGTCAATTGTATCTTGTACATTATCCTTAGCTGTTACTTCTGTTCCTTCTAATACTTTAGCAAAGAACTCTCTGTCTAAATATCTTATAATAGCTGATTGATGATTTACTTTTCTTCTTTCTGCCATTCCATCAATACCATATAATTTAACATCTTTTCCTTGTAATTCTTCTACAATTTCTTTATCAGTATCAATAACTACTTTTACTGGTTTGCCTTTTACTGCATCACCTTTTCCAGCTTTTCTTGCTGTTCCTTTGTCTTTTAATTCAGCATTTACAAATCTTTTATATTCAATTACTCCACCTTCTGGAGTTCCTGAACCATTTTTAGCTTTTATTTGCTCAGATACTGCTTTTGCTGATACATTTTCTAATACTCCACTCAATACTTGCTTTAAATTATCTTTTGTTGTGCCATCTTGTAGCATTATGTTTAATGCTTCTTGTGTAATTTGTTCACTTGCCATTTAAAATTCCTCCAATCTTTTTTTTAATAACTTGCTCTAGATATTTCTTTCATATTTGATTTTTCAATACCTGTCTTTGATATAGGTGTATCCTCTTTCAATCTTTCATTTACTGCTTTTTCAACTGCTTTATTAAATGCAATAGATATTTCATCTATTTTTGTATTTATTTCGTCAGCCTTTGCTGTGCTAAAATCAAAGAAATTCAATAAAGATACATCTAATCCTTTGTCACTCGCTATTTTTAACGCTTGTTCTTTTAACTTATAAGCATTTAATTCAGCAAGTGCATCTGTTTTTTCTCTTTCAGCTTTTTGTGCTTGATATTCAAGCTTTTGCTCTTTGTTCATTTTTGCAAGTTTCTCAGCTTCTGACTTTTCATTATCCATAACTTCTTGCCAGTTTGTTTTAGCCGTTTCGATTGCTTCACGAACTTTTTTGTCATAAGCAGATTGATATTCTTTATTAGAATTGATTAATTCATCAAAGCTTAAAGTTTTATTATCTCCTTGCTTATCGTTATTTGTGTTTGTTTGTGTCCCAGTAGTTGGATTTTCTCCCCCAACAGTTACGTCTTTTTTATCATCTTCCATGATTGTTCCTCCTTGTCCCAACTGTTCTATTTCTAGCCCAGCAGTTACACTTTTTATTTTGTTTATTCAGCCTAACTACAAGAAAAACGGCATAAAAATAAGACGCACGTCTGCGTCTTTGATTTATAATTATAAAATTTTAATAACTTATTTATTTTTGTTTTCTTTCTTGTATTGGTTTTTCAATACTATCATATTTATTTGCTAATTCTTCTATTTTATTTTTAATTCTCTTATCTATTTTATTTATATCAAATCCATTAGGGAATATCTCTATTAACTCTTTTTCTAAGTCTAACAAGTATTCTTTATTTAATAGTTCTTTTATTTTCTCCTCAGTCATTTAAAATCTCCTTTATATAATTATATAATCCTATATCTTTTTTCTTTAACAATTTATTGTTTTCAAAATAACATCTAAATCCCTCAGAAAAATATTCACCCAAAGTTTTTGGATTAAAAGTATAGGATAAATAGTTTAGTCTTGTATTTCCGTCTATATCTTGTCCATATACTCTTCTTTGATAATCCGATATAAACTTATTGCCTTCTGTCCAAAATTCATTTTCTATGTCGTAACCTTTTATATTGTCTATACTTATTTTATTAATGTCTAATCCACTTTCTTGTATTTTAGCATATTTGTTATCATGCAATATATCTAATTTAGTTTCTACAACGTGTCCTATTTCATGTAATACTTCGTATTTATCTGCATCATTTAATAAGTAAATAGTATCCTTTTTTCTATCATAGTAACTATTCTTATTTGCTATTTGAACTGTTGTATTTTTTAATAATTCTTTTATATGTCCTGGTAATAATTTTAATGCTTTCTTTATTGATGTATCTAAATTCTTGTTATTTGTATATTTATTTCTTCTAGTATAATTTAATATATTATAATCTGTTTCTTCTTGACTTTCAACTGGTAGATAAACAATATAGCTCCTGCACCAATGAAAATGATGCAAAATAGGTGGTAAGTTTAATCCTAGAACTAAGCCTTTACATTTCACTTTTTGTATTCTTAGCTCTGCCTTTGTTTCTCCATAATATCTTATAAATTCATTTTCTTTATTTATGTAAAATCTCTGTCTGTTTAAACTATAACACATTTGTGTTGTCTTCTCATCTTCTACTGCTATAAATTTTACTTGAGCATTGTTGTCTATTTTCTTTATTCCTTCTACCTTCGCAATATTGTTTACTCCTATCATTTGAGTGTCTATATCCCCAGATATTTTATTTTCATTGATATTAAGCTTAGAATTTCCTTGTCTCTTAATTAAATTCTGGTATATATCATTTGTTATATCAGGTTGTTTTTGTTGCTGTAAATCGATTATCATTTGTCTATACATCTGTTGCGTATTAAATTGTATCGTTGCTTGTATGTATTGTTCAAATACATATCCTTTTATATTTGGCTCATCTAACAAGGCTAAAAAGAAAGCCCATTTAAGAATATTCATCGGCTTTCTTTCTTTTTTAAGTAACGTATTATTCACTTCTTGTTGTCCTTGTTCATAATAATAATTTGCATCATCATACATTATATTTAATTCTTGTTCTTTTAGTTTGCTTTGTTCTTCTACATATGCTCCATATATAAGTAGTTCTAGTATTTCACTATTTTTTACTCTTGTTCTATTATAAATATTTTTTGCTAATGTTCCAAAATATCCTGTTAAGAGTCCTTTATCTTCCCACTCTTCTATATATGTATTAATTCTCTTTTTAGTTTTTGTATCTGTTATATTATATAAAGTATCAAAATTAAATTTAAAAGTATCTATTATTTCTTGTAATTTATTTTGTGTTTGTTTGCTTGTTTTTATATATAGCTGTTTTAATTCTTTCATCTTTTTATCGTGGTATTGCCAATTATTCATTCACAACACCTCTTAAATATCTTTCATTGTAAATATATGAGGATTATCTATTATTGCCTCATATAAGCCCGTAGCTAGTAACTCGATAGTATGTTCATCTTGATTTACAGGTAAATCATATTTGCTCGCTATACAATGCAATAATTCATGTAAAAAAGTTTGGTTTTGTATTTTCTGTGAGAATTTGCTAGCGATAGTTATCTTTTCCTCATCTGTTTCTGTTTTTCCATAGTAATCGCCTTTTACTTCTATTATTTCTGACTGTTTTATTATTTCATATTCTTTATAACCTATTTTTACTTTCATTCTAACTCCTCAGTTATTATTTTTTTATTGTATCTGACTGTTTTATATTGTTTTGTTTAACTTCTGTTTTAGTATCTTTATTTTCTGTTAGTTTTTTATTATCTTGACTTTGTGTTTGTTGTTCTGTGTTTAATTGTGCATTACTTGTATCTTGTCCCATCTTTTGCATATTTTCTAAGTTCTTTTCTAGATTTGCTTCATTTTGTGCATCCATTTCCGCTATTTCTGCTTCGCTATCTAAGTCGTATGGTAAATGCTCTATTACTGTTTTATCACTTAATAGTCCTCTTAACTTTAACCACGCATTTACAATTGCTTCAGTATCAGTAGGTAAGTTTCTTGTTAGAATTATTTCTATATCTCTAAAATCGTATTTTTTATTCTTCTTCTTGTTTATTCTATCTGTTATCATTTCCCACATTCTTAGCAATTCTTTCTTAAATAAATGATCTGCTTGCTGCAAAACTTGTTCGAGTGGAAAAAACTTCTTTTCTAGTGCACTAGCATTATCTGCATTTGTAAATCCTTGGTCTGTTACATTAGGTACTCCTGATATCATTAAAGCCATATCTAAACATGTCTTTTTATGATTTTCAGAAGCTGTATCATTAATATTTTTTATAACCCAATCAACATCTCCTGTTTTGTCTGGGGTGTAAAATACTTTAGCATTTAAAACTGCTTCGTCTTCTTTTTGTCTTGCTGGGTTTGCTATTAATATTGGTTCTCCATTTTTATCTATTTGTGGATTTCCATTTTCATCTGTAGATTGTATTAATACATCATGTTCTGGTGTAAAACCTATTATCTTTAATTTCGCATTATCATTATATTGAAATATATTTGCATTATTTTTTATTACTTGTTCATGTTTTTTTACTAAAGTTATTATATTTTCAAAAAATGCAAGTCCGTCAGGATTTTCTACAGCAAAGCAAGGAACATCATTCCATCTTACCGTTTTGTTACTTCCTTTGACCTCTTTAAATTCATATTCAAGTTTTTCTGCTATTTGAGTTTTTTCTATTCCGTCAACATATTGTTTTTTATAATCTTTTGTTATTATTTCTAAGTGTGTTTCTATTCCACCTTTATTAGTATTCTCATACCATACTCTTAATAGTCCTATTTTTTGAGCAGGTACTTCATAATTCCAAATAGCAACTGTATTTAAACTTGATGTATGTGTATATACTATTTCATCATCTTTTTTTCTTTGATATAATAGTCCATAGCAAGCACCAGTATTGACATAATCTTTTATACAGTCATAAAAAAAGCTACCATTGTCATTATATTTTGTAATATAATCAATGATAGCTTGAAATTCATCTGGATTATTCTTTTCTCCAAATATTTTTCCAAATATCTTCTTCAAAATATTCTTTTGTGTTTCGTTCTGCTTTTGTACTTTATATTGAGGCTCTTTTCCACCAAAATATCCACTTGCAATTATACTTATATAATATTCAAGAGCAACAATTACATCGCTAGTATCATATTTTCTAGTAAATCTATCATATAAGTATTTTCTATGTAAAAATATTGGCAAAGCCTTTCCCCATAATACACTTATATTACTATTAATATTTTTTTCACTTAAAAAGTCATCTTGATATTGTATTTTTTCCACTGTGTTCATCTTATTCTCTCCTTAAATAATGCTATTATATCCCAAGCTTATTGTACTTGCTTTTGGCTCATATAAAGAAAGAACTAATGCATCTCCTCTATCTGGAGATGTTAGTCCTCTTTTCTTCATATCTTCTTTTCTTTCTAATTCAATTTGTCCATCACTGTTTATTCTATATTTTCTATTACTTAATTGTGCTATTTGCTTATCGTCATATATTAATTCTATTTCATTTCTTTTTAATTTTTCTCTTAAAATTCCCCACATTAGTCCAGTAGAATTACTATATTCTACTGGTTCCTCTTGCTTATTTTTTCCACCTGCTCCTCCAAAGTGGCATTCATATAATTTAACTGTATTCCATGCTTTTTGTCTTTTTATTTCTTTTAGTCTATCATAAACTCCAACTCCTAATCCATCACAGTCAATTTTTATATGTATTGATATTCCTATGTATTGTTGTCTTAAATTCTCGACTAATTGCACTATACTTCCTGTAACTTGCATTGTGTCATTATGATGTAATATTTTTTGTTTTTGTTGGTATCTTTTATCAAATAAAACGTTTATAACTGTTTCATCATCGCCATATCTTGCAACATCAACGCCTATATCTATTCTTAAGACAGGATATGTTCTAGTAGGTGTATGTTTACTACAATTTTCTACCCAATCTAATTGAATAAAACTATCTGGCATAGCTTTCGGAAATTCTCCTGCAACACGAATTCTATATACGTCACTATCTAATCCATACATATCTATAATATCTTGTATAAATTCTCTAGATACTCTTCTAGAATTTTCTCCTGACACTTTACTTATTGAATATTTACTTCTATTTTTATTATGGCTGTCAAAAAAGAAACCACTAAGTTGTGTAGGATTTCCCATCATTACTAATCTTGCATCTTGTGTAGATAGTGAACCTAGTACTGGTTCAAATACTACATCTTTTACACCAGATGCCTCATCTATAATATATAGCAAATGGTCTGCGTGAAATCCTTGCAATGCATCTGGCAATGTTGCTGTTCTTGGTACAGCAAACCAATTTTCAGGATATTTTTTCATATATAACTTTTCTTGAGTCCATTCTATTTCTGTTCTTAGTTCTGGTGTAAGCCATTTTGCTATTTCAGCCCATAAGATGTCATATAATTGATGCTTGGTTGGTGCTGTACATGGTATCTTTGGGAATGGTCTTGTGCACATAAACCATATAATTAACCAACTCAATGCTGTAGATTTTCCTATTCCGTGACCAGAACGAATACTTGTCATTCTATTATTAGCAACTCTATTTAATATATCTGCTTGATTTTCGTCTGGTATTGCTTTTATTATGTCTGTTACAAATTCTACAGGTCTATCTTTATAATATAGTATTGCTTCCGTTGTTGGCATTATCTTCACCTATCTTACTATCATATGCTTTTTGTATTACATCTGCAAGTGATTGTGTATTATTATCTCCATTCTTATTGCTTAATATATCGTTTAAGTCTTTTAATGCTGAGGTAAGTTGTTTTAGTCCTTGTCTATCAATAATATCTATATATGATTTAATTTGTTCTTTCTCTTCTATTGTTTCTTTTGACGGTTTATTGCATCTATAATCATATTCTACAGTTTTTGTTTTTGTTGTGCTTTTTGCTAAGTGCATATTAAGTTCATCATTTGCTTTCGATATTTTCAGTAGAAGTTCATTTGCTACATCTTTTATTTTCAGTATTTTTTCTGCTTCTTTTTCGGACTTTTTCTCTATAACTTTTTCTACAGTTTTAGTACTTATTTTGTCCTCTTTTAGTACTTTTTTATTTTTCCACCCTTTTGTCTTTTTTTTAGTACTTCCATTCTGTTTTATCTCTTTGCTTTTTAGAAATGCACTAACTGATTTATAGTCACTTAATATATATTCTTTTTCTAACTGCTTCCAGTCATATTTTGCCACCTCGCTCACCTGCTTTATTTATATGTTTAAATTCATTAATGTATCTTGTTGTTTTGCAGTTCTATTTAACTGCTTTTTATATCCTTGTATCTTACTATTGTCTTTTTTATAGTCTAAACATTTTATTATTGTTAAATTATTATTTTCTACTATTATTAATTTCTTTTCACATGTAGTATTTTTACATGTATCACATAATTTCATTTATTTTCTCCTAATAGTAAATTATATATTAATTGTATAGATAAGGATTTGCACCTTATATGAATAACTTTTGAGCTTTACTTACTCTGGGATATCTCCGCCACTATTTCGCGCGTTATTCTGCACCTGCACAGTGTCTACTATTACCATTCAGCGACGTTGGTGCTCATCGCCGTTTAGTTTTACCATATCACGCACTAAACGTAATATGTCTATTCCACCACTACACATTT